CATCATTAATATTAGACGCAAATAGGAATGAAAAAAATATGCCTCTTATTAATTCTGGTGTTAATGTTTTTTATATACATTTTAATAATGTTATAACATCTTCTTTACAATTAGAATATGAAAGTGGCAATATAAACAGACCGATATATAGATATACATCTGAGCAAACTATTAATGTAAACATAAAATTCACATTATTTGCAGATTGGATATTTTATTCAAGGAATGCTAAAATAACAATAGAAATAATTATAAATAATAATGCAATATTAACAGACATTGTAAGTGTTCCTTGGCTTCCTAATAATGGGACATATGAGTGGAATTCTTTTTTTAAAGAATACAATGTAAATACAGATTTAAAAGAAAATGATGTAATATTTTTTAAAATAAGTCAAACTTCCTTTGTTGAAGGTAAAATAAAATCATCTACTGTACTAATTAAAACTGATTCTCCTGTTATAGTTGATGCAATTTTAGATAATCCAATTTTGATAAATGATTATATTCCTGAGAATATATTACAAACTGATTTCTTTACATGGATATTAAAGATGTTTAATCTTTATATTACTGAAAGCACCGATAAAGAAAAGCATTTACTTATTGAGCCTTATTCTGAATTCTGGACTGATGATGAAATTGACTGGACTTACAAAGTAGATCGGTCAAAGCCATGGCAAATAAAGCCTATGGGTATGCTTAATGGCCGATTCTTTGAATATAAGTATAAAGAGGATAATGATCATTACAATGAGATATATAAAAAGAAATACAATCTGCCCTATGGTAGCAGGTTGGAAGATACCGGCTTTCAGTTTTCAAAAGAAAAGCAATCTATAGAAATTGGGTTTAGTCCGACACCTTTAATACAATATAAAGATACAGATAAGATATTACCTGGAATTTATAAAAAATCAGAAGGTGCATCAGTTGATCAAGAAGAATTATTAGGAAGTAATATTAGAATATTATCTGTTAAAAAAATGACTGGAGTAAATTCATGGTATATTAAAAACTTAAATACTAATTTGGGTGCCGCATTAACAAGTTATGGGTATGCTGGTCACTTTGACGATCCAAAGAACCCTACCAAAGATTTGAACTTTGGGGCCTGTGAAGAAATATATTTCGATCCGCTTTCATATACTACTAACAATCTGTTTAATAACTATTGGAGCGAATACATTGCTGAAATAGCAGATAAGGATAGTAAGATATTAACGTGCTATGTGCATCTGACTCCGTTAGATATTGCGCAGCTGGATTTTAGCAGACCGATACGGATTGATAATGTTCTATTCCGTATTAATAAGATTATAGATTACGATTATGTAAATAATGAATTGGTAAAGGTTGAACTTTTAAAAATAATTAATAATGGCTAATACTACGGTAGGGGCAAGTGTACAGGTTGAATTCGCATCGATTGAAGATGCTAAGGAACAGGCTGATTTATTCGATCCGGGTAAAAAGTTTCAGGCATTCACTACGGCTGCAAGTCAGGTAGCGGCCGGGTTTAGCGCGGTGCAGGGTGCAATGGCTTTGGTAGGTGCTGAAAGTGAAGATGTGCAAAAGGGCTTACTTAAAGTACAGGGCGCTTTGGCTTTAAGTCAGGGGTTAAGCCAGTTGGGTGATATAGAAAAAAGCTTTACGGCTTTAAATACTGCAATATCATCATCAACTATAATACAGAAGGCGAATGCAGCGGCCACATCATTAACAAGTGGAGCGATGCGGATGCTTGGTGTATCAGTTAATACGACATCAACATCCTTTAAAGTTTTAAAGACTGCAATCATAACTACTGGTATTGGTGCGCTTGTTGTGGGTGTTGGCTTTGCTGTTGAAGCCTTAATGAATTTTTCAAGTGCAACAGATAAAGCTGCTGAAAAGCAAAAAGAATTAGAAGATCAAATTGCGAAAACAAAAGAGAAACTTGATGATACCGTAAAATCAAGTCAAGAGTATGTTGATAGACAAATTCAACAAACCAAGATTCAGGAAAAAATAAAGACTCTATCAATAGATGAGCAGAAAAATAGTAAAGAAATTTTAAAGTTAAAAAAGGAAAGTTTAGATCTTGACATAAATGGAGCAAAAGTTGAAATGGCAACAAAACAGGGGCTATTAACAACACAAGAAGAATTAACATTAAAAACCAAAATATATCAAGCTGAACAAGAAAAAGTAAGATTAGGTCTTGAAGCTGAAAAAAAGGCAAGTGAAGAGTTAAAAAATAAAAGGGAAAAGGATGCACAAAAAATAATAAAAGATAAAGAAAAACAAGCTGCTGCAGAAAAAGTTTTAGAAGATGCGCGACTTTCAATGGTATCATCTCGACAAAGAGCAGAAGAGGAAATTTTAAAACAATTTGAGGAGCGGAAAAAAACATTGCGAGCAGGTGGCATTAAAGATTTTACTGCTATTGAACAACAAAGAGATAATGAATTAAAAGCTTTACGCAAACAGTTTAGTGATGAAGATTTAAAACTGGCCCAGGATTTTGAAGATCAATTAACTAAAATAACGACCGATAGAAGGTTAGCTTCAATTAAAGATGCAAGGGTAAAAGAGATTGAAGATTTAAAAAAAGGTTATGATGAACAGAGGAAAGCTATTGATGAAAATGAAAAGCTGACATTTGAGCAAAGGTTTATATTGCTTGCATCTCTTAAAGAGAATGAACGGTTAGCGATGCAGGAATTAGAGGCTAAGTTTGAGTCAGAAGATAATGAAAAAAAGATTGCCAAATTAGAAAAAGAATTAGAAGAAGAGGGTACTACATTTGATCGCAAAAGAGCGATTCTTGATGAAGAGGCTTTATTATTTCAGGCTCAACTTGATAGCAAAGCAATATCAGAAGAGCAGTACAATGAAAAGGTAAAGGCTCTTAGTGATGCACGAATAGCAATTAATAATGAGGAAGTAAATGCCAAATTAGAAGCTGCACAGGCAATATCATCTATATTAGGAAATTTATCGCAGCTTGCGGGTGAGCAGACAGAAGAAGGTAAGGCTTTAGCTATTGCACAGGCAACAATCGATACTTTTGTAAATGCGGTAAAAGCTTATAAATCATCTTTGGATATTCCAATCATTGGGCCTTATATCGCACCTGTAAATGCTGCATTAGCAGTAGCCGCTGGTGTTGCTCAGATACAACAAATTTCTTCTGTAAAAGTTCCAGGAGGCAATGGTGGTGGTGGTGCAAGCAGACCATCAATAAGTACAGGCGCACCTGCCGGCCCTGCTCCTAATCCCACAGTAGTCGCACAAACATTAAATACACAGGCTATTAATCAATTAGGTAACCAATCGATGAGAGCGTATGTATTAAATAGTGATATGCAAAATAATGATCAAAGAAACGCATACTTGCAGCGTAATGCAAGAATAGGATAATATGGAAAAGTTACCATTATACAAGCTTACCATCAATGAAGATGAACAAGCTATACAGGAAGTAAATGCGGTTGCA